AAGATGCCAAGACCAAAGCCCCCTGAGCCCCTAGTAGGTAGAAACATGCGAATGTCTGATAGACAGTTTATTATTTTTAACCATCTTGGCGGTGCTGAGTGGCTAAGAAATTTGTTAGATAAGAAAGACCCATTTCCTAAAAAATACTATGATGCAGTTTTAAAAACAGGAGCATACCAAATGATGGTGTCAGCCGCAGTTAGGGTAACCCCGTGAGCCGCGGCCTGTGGCTGAATGATGAGCACCTTGATGTTCTGCTTCTCTTGAAAGTCCTTGAAGATAGCAGTGCGCTTATGCACAGGGACATCGCCATGAATCAAATCACACGTTATGCCATTCTTTGTTAAGTAGTTTTGCAGTAGCTTAATGGTGTGTCGAAACGGAACAAACACCAGCACCTTGTGACTTGACTCGTCGATAACTTCTTGCACAACACGTAGTCGGTCGGATACATCAAACTCAATCGTCGCACCACTATCTGAATACACAGCGCCACAAGAGATTTGTAACAGCTTGTTCATCTTAGCGGCAGCATTGACCGTGCTGACCTCCTCGCCCGCCATCTCAAGAAGCATCTGGCTCTTCAACTCCTTGTAGTACTTCTTCTGTGAAGGCGTAAGTGGTGCAATACGGTTGACGTACGTCACCTCTGGCAAGTCCAAGCACTGCGCCTTCTCATAACGAATGGCTGGCTGCAACATCTCAAACACCTGCTTCTCTGCGTCTGGGCGTGGCTCCCAACGAAACATCCCAAACTTCTGCATGACTGCCTCACGGAAGTCACCAAAAAAACGTGGCGCACGACTAGGTACGCATAGCCTGCCTAGCCCGTAAGCATCAACAGGAGATTGAGCGGCGGGTGTGCCAGTAAGCATCCACATCCAAGTGCTAGGAGCAACGAACTTGTTCATCAGCTTCCAACGCTTAGTCTGTACGTTCTTATAGGCATTCGCCTCGTCAATCACAATCAGATCAAACTTGCCGTGGTTCAGCATGTGATCAGCTATGGTGGCTACGCCGTCGTAGTTGATGATGATGAACTCAGCGGGGCCGCTGATGATCTTTGCCCGCTTGTTGGAGTCGCCATAGGCTACGTCAACTGAACGGTGCACTGCAAACTTAAACAGATCAGCCTGCCATGCAGACTGCATGATAGACAGAGGGCATACAACAAGCACTCGCTTGATGAGGCCCAACGTCATTAGATAGTCAGCCGCCCAAATTACTGATGCCGTTTTGCCTGTGCCCTGCTCGTTGAAGCAGAAGGCGCGGCGGCGCAGTGACAAGAACGATGACGTATCTTTCTGGTGGTCGAATGGCTCAAAGCCCATAGGCCGAGGCCACTTGTAGTCACGCTGTATTGGCGATGGCACATCTTTGATACGCATGTGCGTCAGCTTCTCAGCGTTGTCCCAATCCCACGGCACTTCCACTTCGTAACGCTCTTCGCCAAGGTCCTTCACCACATTGCTTGTGGGTATGGTCTCGGTGATGCGAGCGGGGAAACGGGTCCTGACCACTAAGGTGCGGTCTTGCAGTACTTGCATATTATTTCATTGAGCCATCTGGGTTTCGTTTAAAGGATCGGTTCTTACTAGGTGATTGAATCTTCACCCCGTTTTTATTTGATCCACCTTTAGATAGTGCCTTGATATGAGCAACATCTTTTCCTTCGCGTCGATCAGCTTTGCCGTTGTTGTCTTTATCAGCTCCGGTCTTGTCAATCTTGCGACGGGCACGTTGACGCTCCATGCGCTCGTCAAGTTCTCCTCTAGTTTGTTGTTGGTCATATTCTTTTTTGTATGGGCGGGGTTTGTTTACATACGGCATTTGGGCCTCCTGTTTTTAAAACTGCATCATAGTATTTTTTAGGAAATGGGTCTTTCTTATCTAACAACTTTCTTAACCACTCAGCACCGCCAAGATGGTTCAAAATAATCCACTGCCTGTCCGACATTCGGACCTGCCTGCCTATGAGGGGTTCAAGCGGTTTGGGTCTTGGCATTCTTCTCCTTTCGGTATTTCAAAACTTCTTTCAGTAACTGTTCCATTTCGTCAGCCGCCATTAAATGAAATGGGCTGATTGGTTTGTGGTTTGCCATTGAACGCATCATGCCTATAGTTGTTCTTGCAGTTGTTTCACTCAGTTTTGCCATCATCCTTCTCCTTAAAGTTATCAATACAAGTACAACCACGCTCCATACAAGCGGGGTCAAGGTCGGGGATATGTTTGTTGATTACGTCAGCCAACTTCGTGCGCAACAAAGCACTAGCATGGAACAGCACAGCAATGTTCATCAACTCTTCAACAAGCGGTTTGGATTGTGAATATTTCATGTGTTTCTCCGTTTAAGTTCTTCTCCTTTAATACAGCCGTTCTTATGCGCTGTCTCTCATCATCCGTTAGTTCTATCTGTGTGCGCTGTGTATACAAAGGCAACACCTGACCAAGCGGTGTAAACAAAGGGCTGTCTTTGTCTGTACTGACCACGCCGTTAGTTGGGTCGTACCATGCTATTGGTTTCATCGCGGTGCATCCTCATGGTTGTCGGGGTTGAACTTAGGGACTCGGTTACCCTTGTCCTTTGGATTTGGAAATTGGGGGAAGGGCCATGTCATGCTTCTACCTTTGCCTTTGGTTTAGCCTTAGTCTTCATGAACGGAATGTCGGGCTGCTCTTTACGTAGCTCTGCATACTCTAGCTGTACGCGCTGAGCGTTAATAATCTTGCCCGCTGTGTTATTCATCTCGGTGGCGACCTTTACGTCTATTGCACCTGTCTTAAGTCCTTCGTACAGTGCGGATAGTTCTGTTGTTAATTCACTGATATGTTTCATGCTGATAGCTCCTTTAGTTTACGTTTGATAAATAGATTTACTCTCATTGCTTCAATTAGTCCGAGAGGTACTTTAATAGACGTTACACCCACCTGTTTTTTAAACAAGTCATTAATGTATTTGTTTGTCAAGTTTTCAACCCGTTTTACTTGAGCGCGTTTATCCATGGTTTTTACTTTGTCAGGATTTTTACTTCTCCATTTTTTAGTCCCCTCCTTCACTTTAGTTGGGTTATTTTTTGTCCACTCTCTGTGTTTTGCGGCAACGCGTTCCATGTTTTGAAGCCGCCACGCTTCCACCTTTGCGTAGAAATACTCTTTATTTTCTTCCCGCCACTTACGGCTTGTTTCGCTCACACGATCTTTGTTTTCTTCCCGCCACTTCTTGATGCGTGCAAGCTCGGCTTCTCTGTTTCGTGCGTAATAGTCGCGCCCTGCCTTGTTAACTTTCTCAGGGTTCTTGACTCTCCAAGCACGGATTTGATCCTTTCGTCTGTTGCGAGTTTCGTCTGACAATACGGCGTTGTATTGTTTGTCTTTTATGCCTATGCAAGCTTTGCAACGGCCTGTGTACCCATCTTTGCTTCTTGACAAACAACGAAACAGTTCAAAAGGTTTTTCTTCCTTACAAGAACTACATACTTTGGTCATTGCAGTCCCTTCTGTTTTTCTAGCAACAATTTAAGCTCTTCCTCTTCCTCCTCCGTGATTGGGATAGCATCCGCAAAAGCACCGTTGGCAACCATCTCTTTGATCTCGGCTACAAGAGCATCAAGCTCTTCTTGCGTACCATCAAACTCGTCCATGCTTCCTTTAGCAAACACAACTTTGAGTTCTACGTCTTTGGTCATACGTCCCCCAATTCACGAAAGATGTCGTCAGTTATGTTCCGCACACGCATTAGCACTGCTATGGGGTCTGCGTTGTGGCGGAACTCTTCGTTGATCTGCATCCGTACTTCGGCGAGCGCAACATACATGTCTTGACCTTTGAGGGCGTACAGTAGTTTGCGCTCGTCGTCTGGATAGCTAAATTCCAGAACAGCTTTCATCGGCTAGGCGAGGCGTACTCGTTCTTCTCGATGGCTCGGGCTAAGTACCACTGGGCTTTCTTCAAGTCCTCTAGTCCTTGGTTCGTGCCCTTCCTGCCCGCCCTGCTGATGTACTTCACCGCGTTGCCAAGGTGATAGCCCAAACGCTTAGCCTCGATGTAGTCGATTGTCTCGATGCCACCTTCGGTGTAGTGGGCGGGGTTGTTGACTGGGTCAGGTGGTGGTGTGAACTCCATGATTAGCGGTTTAATTGATTTGTTTGACGTGGAAACGCTTAACATACGCATCTTGGGTTTGTTAAGGTTGTCCGCAAGGCGTAACGCTTGCTCATCAGTCAACTTAGCAATATCTTCTGCAGCCATAGTTACCCCCATGAACTTCTTCGTCACTGGGTGGCGCAATTTGTGTTGCACGTTGTACACGCTCTGTATAGGAAAGCCTAGCTGATCGGCAATGTACCTAGCAGTTGCGTTGGGGTTTGCTGCAATGAACGAACGAATCTTTGCAGCTTTACTTCTCTTTCTCTTATTAAGCATTTTTAGCTCCTTGGTTATGATCACACGATGTGACTGGACACCAGCCACGACAAGTAAAGTTGGGCTTGGGGTTCCATACATCACTCTGTACAGATGCCTCAAGTTGACCAACATCTGACATCCAGTCGGTCCACAGATCGCTCTGCGAGTCGGCTGAATAGGCAGTCTTAACGAAGTCATCGGCGAACAGGAACAACAAGCCCGCCTTGATCTTCTTAACTTCGGGGAAGTGCTTGAACATTGCAAGTGCAAGGATTTCAAGCTGTT